AATATGGAAATCATGATTGTTCTGCTTGCATATATGATGGTGATGTACAAAATTACTTTTTAGAAGAGAGGTTTAGTGGTAAGAAGCATGACCTCCATCATTTTGAAATATATAAAAATCTTCTCAAGGTAAAAGATCCTATAGATCTGCTTGTTTTATGCTATTTTGGTGATAGAACATTCATGTATGAAGATGGTCTCAAATATCTACATATCTTTTTAAAAGCATACAAGAAAAAACATGGATTTATCCCCGAAGTTATAAAAGATAAACGTCATCATCTTGCTCATGCTGCAGGTGCATACTTTAATAGTGGATTTGATAAGTCACTTGTGTTGGTGGTTGATGGGAGTGGATCATTAGATAAACTTTCTTTTGAGGCAGAATCAGTATACCTTGCAGAAGGGTTAGAGTTTAAAGAAATCTACAAAAATTTTATAAAATTGTTTCCTGAGCAGATGGATCTACCAACTGAAACGGAACGTCTTAAAAAATTACACCCTGATGCAGAAGTTCATCGAGAGAGTATGATGGGTTTAGGTTACTTGTATAGTGCAGGTGCTGTAATGATGGGTGAGACTGCACTCCAAGCGGGTAAAGTTATGGGACTATCTGCCTATGGTAAAGACACTAATCAAACCCACATCATCAAAGATTATTTTGTTGATGATATGATGTTTCATTGTAGAGAAGTTAACCTATTTTTCTATGGATACGGTCCTGATAATTTTAAAGATATAGCACAAGAAATATTTGGGAAGAAAGGAATAAATGTTACCGATGAAATAACAAAAGACAATTATACACCCTACGCTGACTACGCTAAATCTGTACAAAAAGATACACAGAACGTTATCATTCGTTTAGTTCGTAAAGTTTTGTTAGCAACTGGTGTCAAAAAGTTGTGTTTTACTGGTGGTTATGCTATGAATATTATAACTAATAATTTGTTAGTAGAAACTTTTCCAGACGTAGAGTTTTATTTTGAACCGATGGCAACAGACCTCGGTATATCAGTAGGAACTGCTATGTTGCACTGGAGAATGAGGACAAAGGATCTTACACCTAGACCTCTAAAGACTACTTCATTTCATGGTTGGAAGTATGACCTATCAAAATATAAAGGGGAACAAACAAACCTCGAAGGAGTTGCTAAACTTCTTAAAGAATTCAAAAGCGTCGCCATATATTATGGATACGCTGAATCTGGACAAAGAGCACTTGGGAATAGATCCATCCTCTACACCGCCTTTGACCCGCAAGGAAGAGACGTAGTTAATAGGATTAAAAAACGTGAATGGTATAGACCATTTGCAGCATCTGTATTAGAAGAAGATGCACATTTATTTTTTGACGTTAAAACATACAGTCCTTTTATGACACAATGTTATAAGGTCACAGGTATTCCAGTACCCTCTGTAACGCACATAGATAATACATGTAGAGTTCAAACTGTAACTGAAGGACACCTATATGATTTATTGGTAGAGTTGAAAAAACTTACAGGTTATGGTATAATACTTAATACAAGTCTTAACTTAGCAGGTGAACCCTTAGTTGAGACACCACAGCAAGCGTTAGATGTGCTTGCTAAATCTGATTTAGATTACGTTTGGTTCCCAGAAACAATGCAATTAATTTCATGACAATAGATTTTGATAAGTACTGCTTATTCGTGGATGGTGTCACATCCGATTCCAGTAAAGATTTTGTCTATCTTGCTGATCGCTTGGTTGAACTTGACGGAAAGGGTGCCAATATTGAACGCCTTACCACTGCTGCTGTTGGGATGTCTGCTGAGTCTGGAGAGTTTCTTGAGATCATTAAGAAGATGGTCTTCCAAGGTAAACCTTGGACTAACGACAATAGAGAGCATCTTATTATTGAGTTGGGTGACGTTATGTGGTATGTGGCACAAGCTTGTATGGCTTTGGACATATCTTTTGACGAGGTAATTAAAGGAAACATCAAGAAGTTAGAGAAAAGATATCCTGGTGGTCATTTTGACATTAGTGATTCAGAAAACCGTGCAGCAGACGACCGCTAATTTTCATAAAGCATTCCCTATTACCATATATGAGAAGAAATTATCTGGTTTCTTATCATCATTATATAAAAGTTTTGACGATGCTAAATTTGACAATAGCACAGGCAGAATTACAGGGGAATTAAATGGTAAGGTTCTAGTACATCAAGATAAAAGACTAGAACCATTTTTTAGAGCTCTGAAAAAATGTGTTACAGAATACATAGATAGTTTTTGTATAGATAAAAGCACATTTGAGATAAATTTTGTAAAAACTTGGTTCACTATATGTGATCCTGGTCAACATTTTCCATGTCACCATCACTCATGTTCACACATATCATGGGTGTATTACATACAAACGCCAGGTGACCCCTTAATGTTGCATAAAAGTAATCCTAATGAATGGTTTGGAGATGCGTTTCAATTTACTAAAGAACTTAGATATAACAATAGTGATGAATATGCTATCACTCCAAAACCTGAGCACCTCATTGTTTTTCCTGGTCATCTTGAACATTTTACTGCTCCTGAACCTAGAGAACATAGAAGAATTTCTTTGGCTGGTGACATCGTTCTAACACTGAAGCATAGAACTGACACAGAATCAGGTCTGTTACCTCCAAGATATTGGAAACAATTCTAAATAGCATTATGGCATATAATGCAATTCCTAAAACAGAAGCAGAGATGCGGAAGATGTCAAAACATTTGACCGCCTCTAGTGAAGCAATTCGTCTCTACAGTTATCTTACTAACACAGTAGCACCAGACGTGAAAGATCCAATAGCTATGGATCCAAAGATAGGTAGTGGTTTAAAAATTTTAAGACAGTTGAAAGCATATGTCAGTATTGAAGAGTTAACAAGTGGTGCAAAATTAAGTAAATTAAAATTAAATCATAAATCTTGGGGTGATGGAAGTAGAAAGGGCAGAGGTGCGTTAAACAAAGGTAATAAATTTGAAAGAGATTTAGCAAAAAATATACAAGAATGGGTGGAAACCAGTGAGTTACCAAAAGATAAAAAATATGCAACCCTCATTGAAAATATAGTAAAAGATCATGGATTAGATGATTGCAAAGGTGTAAAAGTAGAGATGGTCGGTGAGAAAGATACTAAGAGACCATTAAAATGGAGTAGTGGTGGTTGGAAAGTTGGAAATGCAGGTAAGGGTAATTTTGATATAGGTAAAAAAGTATCTGATGTTACTCTAACATTAGACTGTATAGATGGATCTAAAAGAGAAGTATATTTGTCAGCAAAAACATCGGGAACAGTAGCACTATCTAATCTAGGTACAAAGAAAAATGTGTTTCCAGAGAATCTTATCTTAGGACCTGCACCAGAAAATGATTCAAGTAGATTTCCAATAGCAGGAGAGAAACTTTTAAAAACTTTTGGCATAGAAGAGGATGCTTTTGTGCAAATTTTTAAAGAAGCAAGAGCACAACACAATGAGGGTATTGCAAAACCAAAAGTTCAGAGTGGTAAAAAAGTAAGCAACCCTAAGTATGATAAAACATTATTAGAAGAGTTGATAAAAGGATGCCTAGGTCATGGATATCACTATTGTCACCTAAATGCAGGTAAAATTAAAGACTTTAAAGTTACACCAGACATCAATAAACAAACTGCATCAGTCAGTAAGGTAGAGATATTCTATGGTGGTAAGGGTGGTGAAGGTCAACGTGTAGATATGGTTGTTGATACTGGTACTATGGAACTAAAATTTAATATCAGAGATACTAGTGGTAATGGTCAAGGCATACCTGATAAATTTCAAGCAGGATATAAATTTAAGGATGAAAAAGATTGGTCATGGGGAGACGGAGAAGAAATAGATGGCTAATATTGTCAAGTTAAAACATCTCGAACATCTAGAAGATGAGATGCTCAACTATGGAACTGATGGTTGTCAGGCAGCAGTTCGTTTTATGAATGAATTAGTCAAAATGTTGGGTAAAAAAGGTAGTAGTGCCTTTATGCAAACCAAATGGGATGGAGCACCATCTGTTGTTTGTGGAACAGATCCTGCAAGTGGTATGTTTTTTGTAGGAAACAAGTCAGTTTTCAATACAACCAATGCAAAGATGTGTTTTACACAGGAAGACATTGATTTTTATTATCCTGATAAAGGAGGTCTCAACCAGAAGTTATCAATGGCATTGGAATATTTTTCTCAACTTAATATCAAGGGTGTAGTCCAAGGAGATTTGATGTTTACGGAGGAAGATAAGAAAAATGAGACTATAAATGGAGAAAATTTAATTACATTCAGAGCAAACACTATAACGTATGGTATACCTGTAAATCATCCTATAGGAAAAGAGGTAAGTGATGCAAAAATAGGGGTTGTATTCCATACACATTACAAAGGTAGCGATTTATCTACTGCAACAGCACAAGCAGGAGCACCAATAGAACAATTCAGTAAGATAAAAGAGTGTGCAGTCATACAAAACGACACACCTATGAATGACATTGCCATAGATGAATCCACACTAACAAAATTTAAAGCAAATGTCTCAGATATAGAAAAATTATGCTCAGAATCTGGTCAATTCTTAGACACTCTTGTATCTAATATGGGAACGACAGGTGATAAAAAATTTCATGTAGCATCATATTTAAAACAATTTTTCAATGCGGAGATAAAGGCATCTCGTAGGATAGATGATCCCATTAAAGCATTAAAAAACATAGGTGAGTTCTATCGAGAAAAGATGAACAAAGAAATTAACAAAATGAAAAGTGCACCAAAGATAACTGAGAGAAGAAAGCAAATGTATGATGGTATTCAATACCTTGAGGATCATTCAAAAGAATTTACCTCTATGTTGAGGTTGTATAGACTAATACAAACTAGCAAACAGATGGTCATAGATGCATTAGATAACTTGGAAAAATTTAGAACGTATGCTTTGACACCAAATGGTTACAAAGCTACTACTCCAGAGGGATATGTAATGCATCATGATGGAGATATGATTAAACTTGTAAATAGAATTGAGTTTGCATACCTTAATTTTACATTAGATAAGTCATGGAAATAGTTGACTACAAATGTGTATATTTTACCTTTGGTAGATTCCAACCTCCAACAGTAGGTCATGCTGAAAACTTTAAGGCGGTAGCAAGGACTGCGGGGAACTGTGATTACTTCATATACCTCTCACAAACAGAGGATAAAAAGGGGTCAAACCCACTACCACCCGATAGAAAATTATACTACGCAAAGAAAAGTTTTCCTCATCTAGCAAAAAAATTTAGATCAGGTCCTAGAGATCCAGTTTCTATATTAAAAGAGTTACAGACAGAAGGATATGATGATTGTATGTTTGTTGTAGGGTCAGATAGAGTCAATGCTATGCAGTGGGTTAAGAAATATAATGGAAAAGATTTTTACTTCCGTAAATTAGACGTTATATCATCTGGAGATCGTGATGCCGATGGTGATACATTCGCTATATCTGGAACAAAAATGCGGAGAGCAGCAACAGCAGGAGATTTTAAAACATTCAGAAAAGGTATTCCTTCCGCACTTGGTGATAAGGAATGCAGAAATTTAATGGTAGAAATACACGACAACATGCAATAGTGTATAAATAAACTTGATATGTACACATATATTAATGAAATCTTTCTCTGAATTCACGAGGAAATCACAAGTTGCGGAAGCAAATATCACCAAAGATAAATTCTATAAGAATGAAGTCTATAAAAAAGGTGAGTGGGTTCTTACTGAAAACGGTCAGGTAGGAAAGATCTTACGTCGAGGACCTAACTATGTCCTGTGTCTTACTGCTGAAGAAACAACCTTCCGCACTTGGATAACAAACATAAAAGAGGTGTTCGAGATTGGAACTGACGCATATCGTGAGTATGTAATGTCGCTTACGCCTGGTCAGAAGACTGTTAAACCTAAAGGAACTGAAAAGGTAAAGCAAACAATTCCAACAGATCCCAAAAAAGATAAGATGAGCCACCACGAAGAAAAAACATTAGCACAAATAGCTGCTGATACAATGTTAAATACTAAGTTCAAGTCTATAAATGAGACTTGGAGGTATGATTACTCCGCAAAGATAGGAAACACAGACGTAAAAGGTCTTGGTGCAGATGGTGTCGGTGGCGGTGACGCACCTGGCATGAAACTTGCAGAACCATCAGGAACTGAGGGTAAACCAACTATCAAAAAGGTTAAGCATTCATGTGCTACTAAGGTAGAGCATGCAGAGTGGGGTAGAGGTAACTGTCTAAAGGAGATGCATACACTTGATGAGCAAGGTAATGTCTCTCATTATGACGTAATGTTTGAGCATGGACTAGAGCAAGACGTTCCAGTTGCTACACTTAATTTACTTGAGTATGGTATGCATGAACATGCAATCAATCCAGATAAACCTCAAAGAGAAATTGAACAACAACCACCAAATCAATTTGTTGATGACAAAATACCTGCAGAGGTAAAAACTGAGGGTAACTTAGATCCAGTCAACCATGGTGAACTCAAGGGTAAGCATAAAGATAGAAAGGACAAGGACATTGACAACGATGGTGATGTAGATAGTAGCGATAAGTATCTACATAAGAAAAGAAAAGCAATCTCTAAAGCAATTAAGAATGAAGAGACTATTGAAGAGAAGAAAGGTCTCTATGCTAACATTCATGCCAAGAGAGCACGTGGTGAAAAAATGCGTAGTAAGGGTGACAAAGGAGCTCCTACTGATAAAGCATTTAGAGATTCAGAGAAGACTGCTAAGAAAGAAGAAGTTGCTAACGAGAGTTTGAAGCAAGCACGTAAGAACGTAGGAGCATCTACTTGTTGGGATGGTTACAAAGCAAAGGGAACCAAGATGAAGAACGGACGTAAAGTTCCTAACTGCGTCAAGGAGTTCTCTGAGTGGAGAAAACTTACTGAAAAAAAGTAAATGGCAGTCCTGTTGAGGTCATGCCAAAGATGGATGACCCTACTGGGATGAAGTCAGGGGAGTCAAAGAAGATGCCTAAAGTTGGTAAGGATAAGAGCAAAATGGCTTGCAATCACACTAAAGAAGGTGTAGAATGTCCTGTACATGGTAAGCATGGTTGCCCAATAGTATATTAAAGTATGAGAAAAATTTGGCAAGAGGAGGTGCTAACACCACTCTCCTCGTTTTGTAATCTAAGGGATCAGTATAAAGATATAATACCAGAGATAATAAAATTTGTAGAGGTTAACCAACCTATAC